CCTGTTTCTTGGCCAGCCAGTAACACTGTAAAATCAATCAGCGCTGCAAAGTATTCGTTTGGTGTGAAGATAACCTTGCTGCGATAACCTGAGCCAGGGGAATAAGAAGGACCAGATACTGACTGTCCCCCAGCATCTATCTTAGTGACACTCCACGTTCCCTGGACAATCCCAGTATATCCTGGAGATTCTAGAAGCTCTTGTGGTTCAGGTTGTAAAAGGCGGTTCCATCTAACCTGATCTGGACCAGTCCAAAGAGTGTGGTCAGGTCCTACAACAAAAAAAGCGCCTTCAACCTTATTAGCATCAATCTCTTGATCAAAGATAGCCCATACAGTAGCACCTAGAGGAACACCGGTTGCTCCATCACTGGGATATACACTGTCTATGGTTGGGCTAGCCATTGTCATTCTCCTAAACCGAATAGGTTTTTAAACCATCGGCGCAACCTGTTATACCATTTTCCTTCAATAGCTGAGATCCTCTTCATCTCAATGATTTCTGCATCGGACGGGAGTTTTTGACCAGCAAACATCATCACCATTTCAGTATCTTCGCCGCTATTATCAGTTGTTCCTTTCTTCTCTCTTACTTTACCATGTCTGCTGCGTGCAGTTCCATGATTAAGGCCTCTATTGTCATTTCTTTGTCCTTGAATAACAATAGGGTCACATATACATGCTTGTTTACTAAAGCCTTTGAATTCATTCTGTTCAGACAATTGAATGCATCCTTTCTTTGGAAATTGTTCCTAACATAAAAACGGGGTAGAGGAATTAACCCCTACCCCGTAGTATAGCCTACTTGAGGCTGGTCCAACAACCCAGTCTATGACTAGATTACGGGAACACTAGGTGGAATGATACCGACTGTTCCACTCACAGGAATAGTAGTCTGAGCTGGCAAGACGATCTGGTTCGGGACAACCTTCACGTTGCGAGCTACGGCGACGGCCTGGCCTTCGCTATAGACTCCTACTGTGTAACGTTCACGAAGTTTGATCTTGCGGACATCAATCTTCGGGTCGGTCCACTCTTCAGTTGTCAGTTCCTCGTCTACGATGAGAGCACCAAGCTCGCCTCCAGCGAACATGATGATATCTGTCAGCATAGTTGTAGGATCGAACGGCATGAATGGACTAACATGAATAGTCATTGGCCATGGCCAGTAACTTGGCATATTCGGTTTCGAGTTCATGGTCTGATCGTAACCAGTTAGAGGCGTTGCACCAGTGCCATCGACACTTTCTGCAGGAACAGCCTGACGACCCATCCCTCTACCAAGCTTACCCTGTGGACCGTTGGACCAAGGAGTTTGCTTATTGACCTGTCCCGACCATCCGTAGAACATGGTTCCGCCACCAGCAGCCAGCGCGAACTGACGCATAGTTGGATCCTGGACCCACATCAGCCACGTTAGTGGATGCATTAGGAGTGCGTTAGGGACATAACCGTTTAGAAGAACCTGTGCATACATGTCGAAGAGGTCTTCCATGATCATAGCACCGTTAGGGCTACCATCTAGGTCTCTACCATGGGTAACACCCTTGGAAGATACGGTTGGAGTAAGGTTGTCGAATACCTTGGTTCCGAGAGCCAGGATGTGCTTAAAGATTTTCCATTCTTTATGGCGTGCCATAGCTTTACCAGCTTCGCGCATCCAGATATTCATTAGGTTCCAATTCGAGTACCGGATCATTTCTTCTGTGAAACCGAAGGCAAGTCCACACTTGCCGACTGTGGCTGTCACAGTTGCCCCACCGATTTGGGGCTGAACCTCTGGGTACTCTTCGCCTTCTGCGATATCCTCTGCCCATAGTGCTCCAATTGCTGGGAAGATAATATTCTGACCGAACTGGAAATCCAAACGATCTAGAAGATTGACTCCAACAAGTAGAGGTTCCTGGGATTCCTGAATCACCTGAGTGATTACCTTGGGAAGCAGAGGACCTGCGTTAGATGTATTCATTACATCCTTGAATTCTACAAATTGACCAGTGACCTGATCAAATCCACCATCATCGAAGACAGCCTTGAGGTGTAGTCCATCATTAAATTTAAAAGCCATTGTTATTACCTCCTTAGCGGCTGATTAGGTTGATTACGATCTCTTTGTCAGATCCACCAGCATATGTGATATTGTCCGGATAACCACCAGAAGCAGTACCAGGAAGTTGATCTAGGACACCGAAACCGTCCCACGCAGTCTTAACTCTATCGAGGAAATCTCGCGGGTGTCGGACAGATGTTAGTGCTTGACCCATAACGTCTTGAATACTCTCACTAGCAGAAACTTGGAAGTTTGAGTCAGCGTCAGCTGCCAGGAAGCTACCAGGTTTGATGTCTCCAACAGCGCAAACATAAATACTGACCGTAGCCGGTACCGTTGCATAGCTGTAGAAGGTGATATTAGTACCACTCACACTAGCAGGAACAGTTGCTCCACCAGCCACGTAGAAGAACATAACGCCCGCTTCGTAGTCAATGTAATAATCTCCAGCCTGTGTTAGTGCATCAGGGTTGGAACGAAGACGTAGAAGCAGACTAGCGTTATCAGCAGTCAGCGGAGTATACGTGGTGTTCTTAGCCACTGGGTAAGTTGCCAGTGAGGCAGCAATAAAGTCTGTGTTCGCAACAGAACTATAACGAGTTGCCAAAATAGTATTAGCAGCGCTGTAGATATTACCAGAGCCAAATACTAGAGTTGCAACCGTAAGAGCTGCGTCTAGTGTTTCTGGAGTCTGGACGGCCGGTACATGAGGGATACGCAGTGCGTAGTCACATAGAACGGCGACCTTGTGTTGCATGTAGAAATTAGCAAACTTGGCATCAATAGCAAAGTTTCTGCGGCTTAGAGCGCTAGATTCGTTATTGCCATAAAATGCCCAAGCATACATACAGTGAGATGCCACACCAATTGGCTTGGAAACGAAATCATCACAGTCCTCAGCCGAAGTAATCAGACCACGTAGCCGTAGGGCTGCGGTAACCTGTGTCTTCGTGTAAGAGACTGCTGCAGTAAGTACACTGCCCGTAGTTAGGTCAATAACCAGTTCCGAAGTATCAACAGCAGTATAGGTAAGGATTGTGTCCACACCGGCAGCTGCCGCCCACTCTACTTTAAGACCTGCAGGGACGATCTCCTCGATGCGATCTAACGCAACAAGCTTGCCAGCCATGATGGTAATGTAAGTCTCATACCACTTATCGTAGTATGCTACTGGCAGCCATCCGGCAGGTGCGCCATGAAGATGAGGCCTGATGCCTTCAGAGTGTTCAAAGTTCGGAACGAGGTTACCTACATGGTCCCAACGACGAGTAGAGGGTGCGTAGTCAGTAAGTGCCATGGAACTTGTCCTCCTTAGTCGTCATCTCTCGCTGAGAGATGCTCGTTGATGTCGAAGCTTTCTGGGACAATCTGACGAGCAATCATGTTCGCCACATACCGGTCTGCTTCTGTCTTGCTGTCCTGTTGTAAGGCTTGGTACCTTTTAACTACTACAGGAACCCATTCTAAATCAAAATCGTTTCCAGGTGTGTTCTGATCCTTGACTGTTAGTGTTGGATCAACCAACTTGTTAGGAAGCTCACTTCCGGATTCGATGTTAATGGTATCAAAATTATAATTACCGTGCAACTCATTGTAGTCATTTTCTAGTTCAGAACGTGTTCTATCGCTAATTTCGTCACAAATATCTTCGAATTTAGCATCAGAACCAGTTAGCTTGCGCATTGAAGCAACCGATTTCTTTAACAAATCGCGATGAGAAGATACAGAATCGCTTAGACGTTCCATATAAGACTCGGCATCCTTTTGTGCAATCTGCAACTCTCCACGAGTAGCTGTGAGTGTCTCGTTAAGTTCATCGCGTTGTGTGCGGACAGCATCCACCTGTTGCTCAAGATCGGAACAATTACTACACTGGACTGGAGGTAAAATCTCCCTTTCAGTAATGATCTGTTCAACAGACTGATAGATAGCAACCAGTTCATCTCTTTCCATATCAGAAACTGTATCTGAGAAATGTTCCAGCACAGTCTTGGCGACAAGAAGAATATTATCAGCACTCTTTCGTTTAGAACCATAACCCATCACACGGGCTTTCCTGTCGATGTGTGTAAGGATGCCAGTCTTGACATCGGAATCTTCACAGTTCTCTAGCATCCTGCGAGCTGCAGTAACATGAACAGCATCAGTAATAGGAAATGTCCCATTGGGTCCACAAAAGGTACCTTTGGGTAGCTCAGAGAGCTTAGCTTCATCCATCTTGGAGTCTTCAAGGTTGACTACAATTGTCTCTGATGTGGCTAGATCAACCTGAGTACACTCTATATCCTCTGTAATCATAGTATCAATTTCAGAAGTGATAGCACCATATACCAATACTACTTCAGCATCGGTAAGATCCTCACCCTTAAAGAGTTTTTCAAGAGAACTTTCAAGTGTAACCTCGTCTTTTACTACAGGAGGTACTGGCTGTACGTCTTTAGGTGGAGTTGAATCCTCGACAGTAATGCCAAGCGCCTCAATTAGCACCTTAGCAGAAAGATCTTCTGGCACACTATCCAAGAACTCGGTTAGAGTTTCATTAGTAGTGGTATCAGTAATCTTATCAATTATGTCGAGGGCATCTTCTGGAGTAAGTTCTTTCAACTTAGCCAGCATTTCTTCGCGTGTCATTGTTAGACCTCCCTCTGGGTCAAAGTTATCATTGAAGTGGCCTTGCCACTTCAGTTCATAGGGCTCATAGGAATCGGCTGCTTGTGCTGTATAAACATTAGGCTGGCCGGATGAGTTAACGCCCTCCATACTGAGGACGATGGCTTCGTCATCTCCAGGGCGGTGTGCCACAGAAATTTCATCGTAGTTCATATCTCCAGGAATCAAGAAACACTTGTGCCTCTCTCCATCTTTATCATAAAACTTACCAGGTTTATGTTCACAAGGCTCTCCAAGATCTGCCCAATTTTCTCGACAGATAGAACAAACAGCCTTGTTAGAAGTGAACGAGGTAGAGACAGTCACATAGCGACCATCTAGGAACTTTTTAACTGCATCTTCATCAGTTACATTTAGGATTGAACGGATATAACCAGTGCCTTTAAAGGATGGGTCGTATAGAGCACCACTCTCCATGAGGGCATCTAGAGCATCCAAGAACTGGTAGAACTGTTGGTCAGGACGATCCATGTTCATGTCCTGAACTGAATCTCCA